GCGCTTACGGCGGCAGAGGGTCAGGCAAAAGTCGTAGCTTTGCGATCATGGCGGCAGTCAGAGGTTATGTCTGGGGCAACGCAGGCAGAAGCGGGCAGATACTCTGCGCCCGTGAGTTTATGAACTCTCTGAAGGATTCATCATTCAATGAGGTGGCAGGTGCTATCGCATCGTATGACTGGCTCGCTGATTACTATGAGGTAGGAGATACGTTTATCCGGAGCAGGGATGGCAACGTAGAGTTTACGTTCGCTGGACTGCGCAGGAACCTAGACAGCATCAAGTCAAGGGCGCGTGTGCTGTTGTGCTGGGTGGATGAGGCAGAGTCAGTCAGCCGCATGGCATGGGACAAGCTAGAGCCTACAGTGCGAGAGGATGGCTCTGAGGTGTGGGTATCGTGGAACCCAGAGAGCAATCTGTCAGAGACTCATAAGCGGTTCAGGGCTGACCCGCCAGACGGCGCAAAAATTGTCGAGATCAACTGGCGCGATAATCCATACTTCCCCAAGGTGCTAGATCAGGTGCGCCTTAATGACTTTGAGAAGCGCCCAGAGACTTACGATCATATCTGGGAAGGCTCATTCCTCACCTATCATGAGGGCGCGTATTACTCGTTAGAGATGCGTGACGCTAACGCGCAGGGCAGGATCACCGCAGTACCGTATGAGACGGCATCGGCAGTGATCACTGCGTGGGACTTGGGAATAGGTGACACAACAGCAATTTGGTTTGCGCAGGTTATAGGCCCAGAGACGCGGCTAATAGATCACTATGAGACATCGGGTGTCGGCCTTGATCATTATGTCCGGGTGCTACAGGAAAAGGGTTACGTTTACGGTCAGCATATCCTGCCGCATGACGTTAGGGTGAGGGAGCTAGGCACTGGCAAGTCACGGTTAGAGACGCTGAACTCGCTAGGCTTGCAGAACATCCAGATTGCGCCCCAATTGAATGTAGACGATGGGATACAGGCGTCACGCTCTCTGCTGTCAACGTGCTGGTTTGACGCTGAGAGGTGTAGCCACGGGATTGAGGCACTGCGGGCGTATCACCGTGAGTATGATGACAACAACATGGTGTGGAAGGGCAGGCCAGCGCATGACTGGTCTAGTCACTCAGCGGATGCGTTCCGTTACCTAGCGGTTGGATACCGCCGCACATCAGACTGGGGCGAACCGATTCGCCGTAACCTACAAGGCATCGCCTGATGGTATAATGGGCGATGGCTACTGAACCCCAGCTTCTGCCCTATCAACCGGGCATCGTCGACAGCGCAAGAGACACTATTGCCGAAGGGCTGTTGTCGCTTGGTCTGTACAAAAACAACCCCTACCGCGCATATCGCATGGCGGAGAATCTCTCTGGCCTGATGGACTTCATCCCAGTCATTGGCGATGTGAAGGGCGGCGCTGAGGCCGCTGATGCGTTCTCTGAGGGTGACTACGCTACTGGCACTGGCCTTGGCCTTCTAACGGCTCTGGGCGCGATCCCCGGTGCTGGTGATGTTGCCGCAAGCGCACTCAAGTCTATGTTTGTTTCCCCTGCTCGCGTTGCTACGTTTAAGCACACGATGGGCGATGAGATGGGTTTGGAGCGGGCAAAAGACTTAGAGCAGATAAAAGCGCCACCCGCTGAGATTTTTGAGAAGACCGCATGGTTTAGGGGCGCGGATGGTCAATGGCGCACTGAATTGCCGGATGTCGGCGTCGACTTCACAGATGATGCGTTCTATCGCTACCACGATGATGGCGGACAAAAGTATGGGATGGGCGATGAGTTGTTTAACTTGTTTAAGCATCCTGCTTTGCAAGAAACGTTACCCGAGCTAAGTCATGTCAGGCTAGAAATGACGCCAGCAGGCGCTGGTGACTATGAGGGTATGTATTACGATCAGATACATGGATTAGTCAAGCACATTGAAGACCCAGACAGCTTCCCGTCAGTGCCGAAAATTGTAATGGGCGTACACCCATTAGATGCTTTTGGTGACCTGCATGAGGGTCATCGCACGATGATTCATGAGATACAACACGCAGTCCAAGACTTGCAGGGGTTGAGCAAGGGAAGCAATGATCAGATAGCTAGACACAACGCTATAGACGCTTACGATGCTGAACACGCTTTCTTGGAAGGCGAGATGAAGCATGGGGATAAAGATTATGATCCGCTGGACTTGTCTTGGTTGAGGCGGCAGTCAGCAGACATCATGACGCCGTATAAAAACTACAGGCTCAGTGCTGGTGAGCAGGAGGCGTTCTTGACTGATCGGCTTCTTGGCTACACTGACTTGGATAGGCTTGAGCTTGGTTTGCCAGCAGGACGCAAAGGTGTCGCTCCTTACTTCACTCAGCACGTTTACGGTGGTGTAAGAAACCCGCCAGAGTATCTGCTTAACAATCCTTGGGGGGAAGGTAACTTAACGCCAAGCACAAAACTCGATTACAAACTTGAGAACATCGGTAGCAGGTTTGCAAATCAAGACCCGACTGGATTGCTGGAGGGCGTTACAACGCCAGAGGAGGCGGAGTCGGTATTCATGAAGATATTGCGCAGTAAGCCAATCAGTGGCTACGGGGGGATGTACGAGTAATGCCATCTTCTAACGGACTTGGTGATCGTGCGCTTGGCATTTTAGAGGCGCTAGGAACGGTAGCGTCATCTGCTGTGGCAGAGATTCCCCGTGGCTACGGGATGCTGGGCGGACTTTTATCTACTGGTGATTTAGATGAGGCAATAAACTACGGCAATAGGGTTGGCGACAATCTTGTGTATGGCCCGACAGAAAGATCATCCCCTTACTTGGAGGCTTTAGGCGAATCGATTGATAGTGCCATGCGCCAAGAAGGTGTACTTACTGGCCTATCTGGTCGAGACGTTTATGACGCGATACAGGGGCAGATTGTCGGTATGGAGCCAGAGGCCGCTGGGCGCACTGGAGCGGCATTTGAGTCTGTCTTAGCGGGAGCGATCCCCGGTAATAGGGCGTGGCGAACAGCCGCTAATCTCCCTGAAGTGACAATGCGTAATCTGGAAAAGTCTGTTCAAAGGGTTCCGGAGGTCGAGGGGATATTGCCGTACCTAAGTGACGCAGAGTTGCAGAGAGTAACGCCGCTAACGTCTGGCTCATTAGTTGCGACATACAATGCTATCAATCCAGAAGACTTGGTTGGCGCTTCAGTAGGCGGCGCCCCAAAGTTGGGATGGTATGAGCAAACGGCAGAGGCAATTGAAACGATCATGGGCGATGATACGCCTCGCTTTGCTGGACTCCTCGCCGCGCTCTCTCCGCAAACGTCTGTTGAGATGAATCTGCTTAATACGGTCAACACATGGTCTAACTGGGAAAAGGCAGGCAGGCCGCGAGATAGGGAAGAGATACTCGACATTCTTGGCGAGAGCGTTTTGGGTGAGGAGGGTAAAGATAGCGTTTTGGATGCGTGGAAAAACAACAGCGTCCGCGCACTGACAAGCGCCCCCGATCCTGAGACTGGCTTAATCATGTTGAGCGGGCCAAAGGTTAACGATTTTAGTCAGGCCGTTCAGGGCGATTTAAGCCGCTTTGTTAACGATGCTTGGCAAGCAAATCTGACGGGTGTTCCCCAGTCTATGTTTAGCGGCTCTGGAGATGTCTTGCCGGGATATGGCCCCGGTTATCTAGGGGCAAGCGCAAGAGGCAGGCAGGTAGCTGAAGATATGTCTCTCAGGCTGGGAGAGGATATCTTGCCGTCTGAGGTACAGGAAACTGGCTGGTCATTTGCCAAGGCATTGTATGAGCAGATGACAGCAGAGCGAGCCGCTGGTAACATGGTGACCGCAACTGAGATAATTGAAAATAATTTACTGGACGCTGGTAGGATTTCAGACGTTCCAGATTTTGCGTCTCTGTTCACTATGGATCAGTATGGCGCACCACTTAGGGAGATAGGATATGGTTCACTCATTGACCGAGCCGCAAGGGCTTCTCAAGGCATCGGCGGCAGAGACATCAGCGCCGCAGGCGGACAGCAAGGTGCGCTCGACGTTGCCAGACGGCTCGACGATCTTTTCAGGCACAGACAGTTCGTATCTGCGACAGCACCTATCAGACCTAGATTTGTCCCTAGTGGGGCGACATCAGGCGGACGGCAAGTTGACGGGCCTTACCGAGTCTCAGGTAGTAGACCTGTTCCTCTAGAGTTTGGCGCGTCTGGTAAGGCGCAGTCACCTACACCAGAATTATCCTCTGCGGCTGGCGTTGAGATGCCAGTGCTGTATCAGCTAAACAAAAGCCCCAAAGATATATCCGCGTTTGTCCGTGTCATGAAAGAGGCGCAGGAAAGCCGTGGCGCTCTTGGTAGGTCGGTAGATATTTATGACCCCAAAGAGTACAAAGGCTACAAACTTTTCACTACCGAAGATGGATCAGCGGGCTTTGCAATATCCCCGTCTGGGGAGCTTTCATCTGCCGTATCTAGCAAGGCTTCAGGCATCAAAGGGTTTGCAGATTCAGTGATCGCCGCTGGCGTTGCTAATGGCGCTAGGTGGCTTAATGCCTTTGATACCGTACTCCCGCAAAAATACTCTCGCTTTGGCTTTAAGCCTGTGGCGCGGATAAAGTTTGATGAAGGCTTTGCTAGATCGGAGTGGGGAGATGCGGCGGTTGATGAGTTCATGGCGGCTACCAAAGGCTACCAAAGCGGAAATCCAGACTTAGTGTTTATGGTTTATGACCCGACATTTACAGGCGTTGTAGGGAATAATGTTGGCGGGCGAATGGTCGATAGCTGGGATAAAGCGATGGCTAAAGTGGACAAGGAGCTAGAGCGGTTAAGCAAGAAGCGGTGATATAATACTGCGTTGGAGTTTGCATGAAGCCAAGCAAGGGGAAAGCAAAAGTAAAGCGCACCGCATCTGGCAAGAAAGTCAGCTACGGGCAGAAGGGCGCGAAGGTGAAACCCGGCACAAAGAAGGGCGACTCCTATTGCGCACGATCCGCTGGGCAGATGAAGAGCCACACTAAGGCGGCGAAAGACCCTAACTCACCGTTGCGGCTATCCCGTAAGCGGTGGAAGTGTTCAGGCACTAAGTCGAGGAGAAAGTAATGCCAAAGGTAGGTGGGAAGAAGTACCCATACACTAAGGCGGGCTACAAAGCCGCCGCTAAGGCAAAGGCTAAGGCAAAGAAGGGGAAGAAGCGTGGCAAGTAAAAAGGGCTTGTACGCAAACATTCACGCCAAGCGCAAGCGTATTAAAGCTGGCTCTGGTGAAAAGATGCGGAAGGCTGGAGCCGAGGGCGCTCCTACTGCCAAGGCGTTTAAGCAATCAGCTAAAACTGCAAAAAAGCGGAAGAAAAAGTAAATGGCACTGTCGAATTTTACAGAGTTGAAAGCGTCTATCGCGGACTTTCTGAACCGCGATGACCTGACCACGGTGATACCTGATTTTATTACGATGGCAGAGGCGTCTATCAATCGTGAGATTCGCCACTACGAGATGGAGAACAGGGCAACAGCGCAGTTGTCTGGTCAGTATCTTGATCGGCCTAGCGACTGGATGGAGACAATCCGGTTTCACGTTACTGGGTCAGGAACTACCAACTTGCAGTTGCTGTCAGCGGCGGCAATGGCAGACAAGCGGCAGGGGTCTGAGGATACTGTCGGTCACCCAAAGTATTACTGCCATGTCGAGCGAGCGTTTGAGGTTTATCCGACTGCGGACGCAACGTATGACGTTGAGCTTTACTACTATCAGAAGGTTCCTGCTCTGTCTGGTAGCAACGCGACAAACTGGCTACTGACTGATCACCCAGATGTATACCTGTATGGCTCCCTGTTGCACTCAGCGCCATACCTTGCTGAAGATGAGCGTGTTGGGGTGTGGGCGCAACTGTACTCCGCCGCAGTCAAGCGTGTTAGCGAATCTGGCGAAGACGCCATTAACTCAGGCTCCGGACTTACTTTGAAGGTTAGAGGATTAGGATGAGTTTTTCAGACTACTTAGAAGACAAGGTGCTTGATCATGTATTTGGCGGCACTGCTTACACTGCTCCGTCGACGCTCTATGTCGGGGTGTTCACATCTGCTTCCAGTGATTCATCTGCTGGCACTGAGGTATCTGGTAACGGTTATGCTCGACAGTCGGTAGCATTTACCGTCTCTGGCACATCGCCCACAACTGCGGCATCTAGTGCTGATGTGGAGTTTCCCGAGGCTACAGGCTCTTGGGGTACAGTCACCTACGCTGGCGTATTTGACGCGCTGACAGGTGGCAATATGCTGGCCCATGCGCAACTTACAGACCCTGCTGACTTTACTACTGCATTGCCCAAGACGATTAGCACTGGCGACATTCTCCGCATTTCCTCTGGCAATCTGAAGGTGACGCTTGACTAATGACTACTATTACAACCAGAACGGAGACGCAGACTGACGGTACATCTGCGAAAGGTTCAGAACTTACGTGGTCTGAGGTAGACAATAACTTCATCAACCTGAATGACGATAAGGTTGAGGTTTCTGGTGCAATCGTTTTTGCCGCCAAGGCCGCTGAGGCTCTTTCCAAGGGTGACGCGGTATATGTGTCGGGTGTATCAGGTAACACGCCAGAGGTATCAAAGGCTGACGCTGATGACGCAAGCAAGATGTCTGCTTTTGGTTTGGCTGAGGCTGATGCGAGCCTGAACGCGGCGGTCAATGTCGTGACGTTCGGTACGCTATATGAGCTAGACACATCTGCGTTTAGCGCAGGCGATACGGTGTACGTCGACACAACTGCTGGCGGGCTAACTAACAGCGCACCTGCTGGTGAATCTGCGCTCATTCAGAACATCGGGAAGGTCGTCCGATCTCACGCCACGGCGGGGTCTATCAAGGTTGGCGGCGCAGGCCGTAGTAACGCCACGCCTAACCTCAATGACGGCAATGTGTTTATCGGCAACGTCAGTAATCAAGCAGAAACAAGGGCGCTGGTGGAAGCTGATATTAGCGATCTTGGGACTTACCTCACGGCAGAAAGCGACACCCTAGCTACCGTCACAGCGCGAGGGGCATCCACTAGCGACAATGTTACGTTCAACGGGACGGTAGACATTGGAAGCCATCTTACGGTTGATACAGACACGCTGTATGTCAACGCTCAAGGCAATCAAATTGCTTTCGGCACATCAACGCCAGCAACGGGCTATGACCTTACAGTTAAAGACCCAAATGGCAATTCGTCAATAGAAGACATTAGATGGCTGTTTGACGCCTCTAGCGCAGGCACATTAAGGAATGTTCGCATTGAGTTTGAAGGATTTACGTCAGGCTCTATCGGATTGTCTAGTAGCGCGGCGGGCGGCACGTACCTAGACAACGCTACAGGCGGATGCGGCATCAGTGCAAAAGGTAACGGCACTGTCGGCCTTTACACTAATGGCTCAATTAATACTCCCGATGTTGTCCTAGACGGAAATGGCAACCTTGATATTGGCGCAAACGTCATTGTAGACGGCTTTGTAGAAGCCACTGACTTCCGTACTGCGGCGGCGGCGGCTACGGCGCTTACTTTGACTGCCACGGGTAGCGCAACTGTCGGTGAGGATTTGACTGTCACTGGAAACTTTACCTCCACAGGCATCGACGATAACGCTACCTCTACTGCTATCACGATTGATTCTAGTCAGAACGTGGGGATTGGTACTACGTCTCCCTCATCGGAGCTTGAGGTTAATATTGCTGATGGAAGCTCCATAAAGGTTAGGGGCGGCTCAAATAACTATACTGAAAGCTCATTTATTAATTTTCAAACGCGTTCAAGATTTGGTTATGACGACTCTCGCGGAGTTGTTGAAATAAGTGACGTTGGAGAGGCTGGGACTACTGTTAACAAGCCTATCGTATTTGATACGCACGGCGCTGAAACAATGCGTATTGATGAAGGGGTTGTTAAATTTGAAGCAGGCATTGAAGAACAGCAATACAGTCTGACAGGAACAGCGATTGACCCTGCTAACGGCACGATCCAGTACAAGACCCTATCAGCAAATACCACATTCACAGAGTCGCTTTCTGATGGCGAGTTTGTCACGCTGATGATTGATGACGGTTCTAACAGGACTGTCACTTGGCCTACGACTACATGGGTCGGTGGCTCTGCTCCCGTACTGCAAACGTCAGGTTATAACGTGATTGAGCTATGGCACGTTAATGGGACGCTGTACGGCGCGTTCGTGGGTACTGCCTAATGCTACGCAACCGCATGAATAGAGCCAGTTTAGCAGGCTCGCAGTTTGATGCGACACGCCTGCGCTTAGACACCGGCGAAGGCCGCAATGGGTTAATAGATTTAGATGGCGGGTATCTTAGAACCTCATACGGCGTAAACGCGCATGAAGTAGAGGATGTTCATCTTTTCAACAGCGGGAGGCATTTAGCTGTCATTACCCGTATAGGGGGAAGCACTGGAGAGGCTGGCGGTACTTGGGTATTTAAATTTGGCGAGCCTTACAATTTCTTAAACTATGAGCTTGTCGGGTTTGTAGAAGTCACTGGTGAAAACAACCCAACAAGCGTATGGATGTCAGATGATGGCACAAAGCTGGCTTGGACTGGGCGTTCAAGCGACAGAGTACGCATAGGAACCTGCACTACTCCGTATGACCCAAGCACCGTATCAAGCATTACCACATCAGGCTCTTTAAGGAACACTGCGGGATCAACTGAAGCCGCGCCTAGAGCATTGGAGGTTCACCCCAGCGGCACAAAGTTTTGGATCTGGGGAAGGAGTAGGGACTCTGTTTTAGAGTTCAATACAGCTAGTGCATGGACTCCTTACACCAGCAGTAGAAATGCGGATGTTACGCAGTCAACGTTGTCACAAACAAATAGCGTTGAATCTATAAGATGGGCAGATGGTGGCACAAAGCTATACCTCACCAATAATAATGGCTATGTCTGGAGGTACAACGCGGGTAGCGCGTACAGCATCTCCTCTCTTACTAATCAAACGTCTTCCAACTCGATTAGAATTTTAGCCAACGGCAACAGCCACCAAGGGGCGCACTTTAACAACAGAATTGGTAGTAACTTTGAGAATACGGGTGCTAGCTCGTATGTAACTAGACTTGCCGCCGTCTCAGCAGACACAATGTATGTAGCCTGTTGCGATCAACAACAGCGCAATCACTTTCCTTTAGAAATGATCTCTATGGAGATGACAACTGATTGGGATGAGGAAACGCTACAGGTAAACCCGACAGCTATGAGAGGGATCTGGAGAGCGGGGCAAACCAGTGGGTCAGAGTTTCATGGCTTTGACTTTATGGAGCAAGGAAAAACTGAAAACGGCGTTTACAGGGAAGGTGGCGCAAGGCTTTACACTTTAAGCCGACTTGGAACAATTAAGCAGTTCCATTTAGACTCGCCGTTTGCTTTGGTGGGGTACGGCGGCACTCCTTTCCAAAGCGTAGACATTAGTAGCATTACTGGAACTGACTCGCGCGATCTGTGGGTTCGGCCTAACGGACAAGATTTTTTCGTCGTTACGTCTACGAGCATACTCAAACTCAGAGCGTCTACCCCCAGTGATGTTACGACTTTAAGCCTTAATGAAAGTTTTACCCACGGGTTCACTTCAACAGCAGACCCATGCTTTTTGTGGATTTCACCAGACGGCACAAAACTAGCCGTTGGCGGCTCTGGTAATGCCACGGGGTTTAGTGGTGATTTGCGCGTGTGGACTCTTAGCGGCGCGTTTAATCTTGGCACTGCCAGCCTTACATATTCTGTGTCTATGGGCGCTGGCTCAGAGCCTTGCGCAATGGCATGGACTCCTGATGGTACGCGCCTCATTTGGGCATCTGCAAACGATTACAGGGATCGAATCATTGTCGACGAGTACGAGCTAGGCACGGCGTGGAATCCTGCAACTAAAGGCTCCGCTAGAGAGGCAAGCAAAATACAGCTTACAAGAGATGGGGTTAACGGTAGCCTGATGCGGTGGAACACGCGGATACTAACTGGCGGCTCAAACTCAGGCATGGGCGGCAGGAGCCTAATTGTTAGCGGCGGTCATGAACAGGCGTGCCTTTACACAATGACAACTTACTAGAGGCGCGATATGGGCGTTTATGCAAAAGTAGAAGACGGCGCGATTGTTCAATACCCGTATGACCTTTATACGTTAAGGCAAGACAATCCCAATACATCGTTCCCTGATGGCATGACTGTTGAGGGCTATGCGGAGTGGGGGATCATCCCTGTCACCGTGGAGCCAGAGCCAGAGTTTGACGGCGTTTATAAGGAACTAGAAACTGTAGGCCCGACTCTCGTAGATGGCGTGTGGACTCAAGGGTGGTCTGTCGTAGACCGCGATTCAGAGGATGTGCAGGAAACCATAGAAGCCCGAAGGCAGGGTATGCGTTGCAGTATGCGGCAGGCAAGATTGGCGTTACATCAACAGGGGTTGCTAAGTGTTGTGGAAGACGCGCTTGCGCTAATTCCGGAACCTGACAAAACCGCGATCCAGATTGAATGGGAGTATGGGAATACTGTAGAGCGAAACTCGCAGTGGGTTTCTGTACTTCAGCCTGCTCTTGGTCTTAGTGATGAGCAAGTAGACTCTTTGTTTGAGGTTGCTCTGGGTCTGTAATGACTAGGTATGTAGAAACCGGATATTGGGAAACCGGATACGCGGAGGGGGATGTCTCAGGCGTCTACATCGCCGCGTCTGCAAATGCCTCATCTGATACTGACATTGCCACAACGGTAAAGTTTTCGACTGGCATTGCGCCTGATGGATCATCAGCAGTGCTTGCTGGCGCTGGCAAGACTGGCCTATTTGGCCTGTTGGCGGCGGGGCAATCCGATGCCGATATTGGCGTCTCCTCTAGGACGGGAATAGCGGCTTCAGCGGTTTCAGTTTCTGAGCTAATGGCGGCTGTCGCCGCACTGCGACAAGCAGGATTTAAATCGGCGTCAAATGGTATAATGGACGCCTCATTTAGGCTGAAATGGGAAAATGAGCAAGAGCCATCTGATGGTTGGGCAGATTCCCAAGAGCCTACAGATTCATGGTCTGAAGTTTTGTCTGCGGGCGGCGGCTGGTCAGACTCCAGCGAACCAACAGACATTTGGACAGACGTAACAGAGCCAACAGAGGGCTGGAGCTAAGATGGCTACAAACTACAACTTCACGTTGCCAACCGTTGGGGGAAGTGCCAACACTTGGGGAACGTCTCTCAACGCAAACTGGACGTTGCTCACAGATATCCTAGATGGCACTCACGCCACGCTGGTAGTTAATATCGACAACTACACGGCGGATGGCTTGACCATTACTAACAATGACTCTGGCGACAATCCGACTACGATCACCTGCGAGACAATCACGATTCAGGGCAAAGTAACTGAGGAGATTTACGCGCTTGGTGCTAGTGGCGCTCAGAACGTCGATCCAGACAACGGCACGATCCAAACAATCGCTATGACCGGGCCTGTCACTATTGGTGACGCTTTAAGTAACGGAGAGTTTGCCACGCTCCGCTTTACATCAGTTGGCACAGATTCTGTTTCATGGCCCAGCATGCAATGGATTGGCGGTGCAGAGCCTACCCTGAGTGCCAACAATCACAACTGGGTTCATTTGTGGAAGGTAGGCGGTACGCTTTACGGTTCATACATAGGGTCTTCTAGTGCGCCATAATATGCTTGTTTCTGGTTCTGGGGGAAGCTCGCCTGTCTACTTCCAGCAAGACCTGAGTAGCACAGAGCGTGATGTTGCCAACTGGGATGGCCCGTGGCCTCAACTAGGAGGCGTTTTAAACGGCTCAATAGTTTCTGCTCCTCGCACGACAGGCTCTAACACTGGCGTCACTCTCCGCTGTCTTCAGTCTGATAGTTATACAGAAAATATTTCGGCTCGCGTGAGGCTAAGTAGAACAATCTTAGATACTAACCAAACACCAATTAACGTAGGGGATACTTTCAATCTCACAAGCGGAGTGTACTGGGATGATGACAGAACCTCCTTTGGTGATAGAACGGAAGCATTTATGTGGCATAGAGTGCTATTGCTGGACACGGTGCAAAGCACCGATGATTTTGGGTTCAGCGATCCCTCTGGCACTCCTAATTTGGTAATAAGTGAAACAACCACCAGAACCAGTTATTTTGAAGTTGGGGCTGTTGATCAGGACTTCACCATACCGTCAGGGTATGACAAAGGGATACATATACAGGTGTGGTATTTAACCCGCGAGACGGAAATTACCCCCGGAAGCGCCAGAGGCATAGTTATTTCTGACTGTACTTTAACTAAGACTTCCGTCTAATGATGGACGCGATAACTCTCAACATTCCCCCCGGTGTCGTAGATCACGGCACAGACTCTAGGGCAGAAGGCAGATGGCATGATGCCAGCTTTGTGCGCTGGACTAATGGCGTATTGCATCCGATTGGCGGTTGGGATGAGCTAGAGAACGTTTCAGTAGATCAAACCACAACAAGAATCGCTCGCGGCGCTCACTCTTGGTATGACAACGGCGGAATCCCAAGGATTGCTACTGGCACATTCGATAAGCTGTACGCTTGGGCAGGTGATCCTGCGACTGGGTTTGTCGATATTACGCCATCTGGATTTACTCCGGGCAACCTAAACGCAGATGAAAACCTTGGCTATGGCGGGAAGGACTATGGCGAGGGTACATACGGAACAGCTAGACAGTCTGACGGGCAGACAGTGCCTGCAACTAACTGGGTGCTGGATAACTACGGCGAAAATTTGGTGGCGCTCGCTACTACTGACGGCACTATTTATGAGTGGGATAGATCAGGGCTTGCCACAACCATTACGGCATCATCCGGATCAGTACCTTCCACTAATAAGGCGATTATTGTAACGGCAGAAAGATTTCTGTTTGCCTTGGGCGCAGGTGGTGACCCGAGAAAGGTGCAGTGGTGTGACAGGGAAGACATAACCGCTTGGAGCCCACAGCCAACTAACGAAGCAGGCGATATTATTCTCCAGACAAACGGGAACATTGTTTGCGCAGAGAAAGTTAGGGGCAGGACTCTTATCCTAACGACTCTGGATGCGCACGTTGCGACATACCAAGGCCCGCCGACTGTTTACGGATTCCAGCGACTCGCTTCTGGTTGCGGTGTTGCAGGCCCGTTGCTCTCTGGCTCTATTTCAGGGATGGCGTTCTGGATGGGCGACAGCCAATTCTTTATGTACAACGGATCAACCGTTCAGCCAATTCAGTGTGACGTTCATGACCATGTGTTTAAGAACATTAATAAGCAGGAGATAGGCTCTGCGTTTTGCGTTGCAAACCAACAGTTCAATGAGGTTTGGTGGTTTTATCCTTCCGGATCGTCTTTAGAAAACGACAAGTACGTTGTCTATGACTACCTTGAGAATCACTGGGCTGTTGGCGACTTGGCCCGCTCTGCTGGAACAGACTCTGGCGTGTTCACCTACCCTCACTGGATTGAGCCAACTGGCGAAGTGTATGAGCATGAGAAAGGCTTTAATCACGGCAACTCAAAAGCGTTTGCAGAATCTGGGCCGGTGCGAATCAACCAAGGGAATAAGGTTGTAAAAGTTAACAGCCTAATTCCAGAAGAAGACACTCAGGGAGAGGTGGACATCACATTCAAGACTCGCTTCTATCCTAACGACACCGAAACAACCCACGGGCCGTATTCTCCAGCGAATCCCACTGACGTAAGATTTACTGGGCGTCAGCTAAGGCTGAGGATAGATGGTGACGTTGGGGCTAACTGGCGTTTTGGTGCGTTGCGGATGAGAGGCAAGGAAGGCGGATATAGATGAGCGGCGAAACTCCTCCTCCCTATTCAGGGGATAACCAGTCGTGGGCAGAGGACTTGGCTGACTACCTGATGAGGGTAAAGCCAAGAATTAATTTTAAGACGCAATACGATACAGCGAACGAGGACGGCAGGCTTGTGTGGGACTCCTCATCCGCCGCTCCGGTTGTATCAAAGAGCAATGAGTTTGTGGAGGTGATCCTAGCCAAGGGAACCAGCTTGCCAACTAGCTCCGCAGGGCTGTCTTCTGGCGACTTATACGTTGACAACGGGTTCCTGAAAGTAGTCCCGTAGCGGTGGTATAATATGGAGGGTTTACGCGAAGAGATGGAGCGTTGCCGTGAGTGGATAGAGGCGGCTCTGGAGCATGGCGGAGGAACCCACGATTTTGACGATATTTGCGAGGCCGTATCGTCTGGATATATGCAGTTTTGGCCTGCCGATGATGCGTGTGCGGTGACAGAAGTTATCACCTATCCGAAGAAAAAGGTACTGCACATTTTCTTGGCTGGGGGGAACAAGGACACGATTTTAGATATGAATGAGTCTGCAATCGAGTTTGCAAAGCAATTGGGGTGTGACGGCATGACGATATGTGGTCGCGCAGGTTGGGCTAGAGAACTTAAAAGCCACGGCTGGAAAGAACAGTACAGATCACTAGTGAGAGATATTTAATATGTCAGGCGGAAAAGGCGGATCACAGAGCAGTAAAGTAGACTTGTTCCCCGGTCAGGCTGAAGATATTGGTATGTATCGGGAAGCCGCTAAGACCATAGCAGGAATGCCATACGCTCCATACGCAGGCCCGAAGGTTGCGGCATTTAATCCGATGCAAGAGGCGGCAATGATGTCAGCGGCTAAAGGCGCAGAATCCTACGGATTGATAGCCCCCGGCACTGCTGGCGATTTGGTAGCTGGAGGCATGGTGACGCCAGACTATGTGCAAGAGGACGGGCTTGCTGGTCACACCGGAATGGAAACGTATATGCGTAGCTTGGCGGCTCTTGAGGAGATTGCGCCTAATTACATGGAGACGTACCGATCTCTATTCCCTGTAGGGCCAGACCAAGACTTACCTTACTATTACCCGCAAATGGAATATCTCTCTCCAGAGTTGCAGGAAAAGTTTTTTGCTATCACTGATGATTCTGGCAACCCGCTAGACCCAGATTCAGAAGGCTACGGTGATTACTTGGGCAATGTTTATGCGAACACAAGCTACGGCGGGGCGAGCAATCCATACCAATACTTTGGTATTGACCCCCGGCAATATATGCGCGGAGGTTTCTTATCATGATGGGCGGAAAAGGCGGCGGTGTGCCGCAGGGATTTAATCCTCAAATGGGGCAGGCTATGCAGATGCAAACGCCTTACAACGTGATGCCAATGCAGAATATGCAAATGCCGGGGATGCAGATGGGCGG